AAGCTCTTTCTAACCCAGCATCCCCAGTTCCAGCCATAGATTCCATATTCATAACTTTTTCTAAAGCTGTTAGTTCTGTAGATTCAGGAGTTACATCTCCTGGTTTATATTCAAGATCTATAGTTTTAGCTTTTTTAGTTATAAATGTCCCTGTTTTTTCATCAAACTCTACCTGACCTGGTATTTCCCTCTGTATCTTTTCTGTTTGTTTAATAATTGAGGGTCCACTAACTAATTCTTCTCCACCTTTTTTAGCCCCTTCATAGGCTTCAAATTCAGTTAAATCAGGTGCTACAGTCTTTTTAGATGCTGTATCTACCTCGACATAGTCATAACTGCCATCATCCTGTCGAACTAATTGTGCTACCATTTATATTTTTTCCTTATTCCGTTTGTGTGCCTCTGGCAGGTTGAGTAGTTGCCGCACTAAAGCCAGTTTCCCCTGGCAGCGGAACAGATCCTGTTCCAATGTTGCTACCTCCAACTCCTGTTGGATCTGTTGCCGAAGCTCCTGGAGGTATTGGACCAGTCGGTCCCATTTGACCTTGTCCTCCAGCAACGGCAGTATTGTTTTGATTTCCATTTGCCATCCCCATTATATGTGCATAAATCGCAGCTCTTTCTGGATCATTAATTAATTGATCTGGATCAATATCTAGCGACTTAGCTATTTCTTTTAAACATGTGTGCCATCTTACAAAAGGTGCTAAAGCAGGATTCGATGCTGTTTGCATAAACGTCATCAATCGTTGCGAGCGTACTTCTTTTTGCATTAAAGAAGAGGTACCCTGTGCTTTAATTTCTAGATCACCTTTGATATGTGGAGCTTCATCATTAAACTGCATGTTCCAGTGAAATAAAGATTCTCCTAGGGGCTTTATTAAATAGTCATCAATATTTTTAATAACTGTTTTAATACTTAAAGCTGCAGCTCCCATTAGCATTGACATGCCTGCTGCAGTTCGTGTTGTTGTTTGTACTCCTGTTGCTCCGTGTGAGTAGGAAGGAATACCTGTTGCTTCATCGGCAAGTTGTCTAAACTTATCGAACATCATTAGATTCTCATGAGCCGTATTTGGAAACTTAACTCCGTGAAGAGCCTGTCCTGGTTGACCGCTTTGTCTTCTAAAGATTTTTCCAGGAAAGACTTTCATATCCTGACCTGGTACTAATAATGTTTCGTCAACATCAAAAACTAAATTTCCTGCTAACGCCAAGTTATCAATTGCCATTCTTGCATGACCATTCATAACTTGTTGTGAGTCTTCCATATTTTCTGGAATACCTACTCCAAAAAATTGATAGGGATTAATTTCGTAAGGTGATACTAAATAAGGTAATCGTGTTGGTGTGAATGGATTCTCAACCATTCGAAGAATATGCCCACCACAAATCCAAACATTAATACTGACAACATCATTAGTTGTCTCGTAAGGAATCCCACATTCATCTGCCAGCTTCTTGTCAATAGCTCCCCAATATTCTAGAATTTCAAATCTGTTTTTATAAAGTGTTGAAATATTTTCTCTATCATAAAGAGATGATTCATAACCTCTTGTTTGGTAATTCGGTCCCATTTCAAGACAAGCACGAATAGCTCCTTCTTGAAATAGTGGCTTATCAATTAAATCTTCTAATTGTTGTTTATTATAAGAATGTCTTTGAATAACATAATCACAGTCGTTAATATTAGTTGCATTTGGATCTGGATAAAAATCCCAACAAGATACTGCTTCTATTGATGGAATAGCTTTAGTTTTTGCAACATAGACATTATCAACATTTCCTTCTTCATCTTCTACCGTATCATAACTATGATATGTTTTAGAATCTGTAAAAGGTCCTTTTAAAATTCCTGTTCCTAATAACGACATCTCAAAAAAGACATGACGTAAAATAGTAATTGCTTTGCTTTCTTCTAATTGATCATGAATTAGTTTTTCCATTTGTTCTGCAGCTATTCTTGCAGGTTCAATTTGAGGTTGACCTTGTGGTGCAGGTCCTGTATCAAAACCTAATTCTTCATAATCCTGTGCAATATTCTTAATTAAATCTGTAGCTGTAGCTCCTGGTTTTAAAGCTTTACCATCTCCATCAAAACCATAAATATCATTTACAATATCTTTAGTTTTTAATTGATCAGGAGATTTTTCCCCATTCATTTTTCCAGCTTGTGGATTTAAATGGGCATACTTATCAATATTCTCAGGAACGGTAGTAGGGCTTACTCCTAAAGGAAACTTTCCTTGAGAGAATAAAACTTCTATAATCTGTCCAAAGGAGGCTAATACTTTTGTTTTTGTTATTTTAACAAATACTTTTGAATTTTCATTAGTACGAAAAGCCATTTCAGGTCCATAAAGACCTCGATAGTTTCGATACGCCTTTAGCCATCGCTTCTCATCATATAATTTAGAAGTCTCAGATTGCTGAAACTTCTGTCTTATATAACCGACTAAAGGATTAACTTCCTCTGTATACGGTTTTTTATCCATTAATTAAGCCTACTAGTAATCTCTTACTTCTGCTTTTTTAAAAATAGATGCGTCTACTTTTTCTTTTTTACCTGGTCCATCTGGTGCATTACCTAAATCACCCTGTTTGATTTTTTCATTAGGGTTTATAGTTAATTTTTCGTTAGGTCTTTTAGCAACATCAGGTCCAAGTTCACCGTGGCTGACTTTTCCTAAAATATCCTTACCTTTTGGGTATCCATATCCTTCTGGCATTTTTATCTCCTTATTATTGTTAATAATCTTTTCCAATTTTTGGATAATCTTTTTTCTTTCCTAAATAAAATTCTGATAAGTTACTAATAGTATCCTTATTCAGCGATTTTTTAGTTATCCATTCTTTTTTCTTTTTAGTTATATACTCTTTTTTCTTTTTAGTAATATATTCAGGCTTTTTAAAAGGATCTTTTTCTGCAAGAGCTTTTTCTCTACCTGGTGCATCACCTAGATTTTTTTTAGTTATATAATCACCCATAATTAATAATCTTTTTCATCCGCTAATTTAAACAATGACTCTTGTACATGTACTTTTCCTGGCTTAGTAACATAAGCTCCATCTTTATATAAAGAACCTTCTTCAGATTCTAAATAATTTTTAGAATTACCTTGAGTAGGTGCATCTTTAGCAAAGTCAATATTAGTCGCTTCCTGATTTGGCTGTTTGCCATCAGGTGCTGAACCAAGATCTCCTTGTTTTACTTTAGCTTTTGGATCGAAGTTTTTTTCCATTATTCTTCTCCTTCATTATTATCAAGATCATCTGCCTTCTCTTCCAAGTCTATTAATAAGTCTTCTTCCTTATCATGTAACTCTCGAATATCTTCAATGATATCTTGAATTGTTCTTTTTTTTCTTTTCGTTTTCGCCACAGGTTTCTCCTATAGTTTTATTGTCTTAATTGATAGTACGTTTTTAGTAGGTATAGTGGTGTACGATCCACCTTGTTCTATTTCATGATTATCTTCAAAACTTAAGTCTGACATAATCACCGTTGTCTTTGTTGTCTCTGCCATTAACCATCCTACACTACAGCAAACTGCAGTCTTTGCCTTTTTAATTTTATTAATATTTTCCCAGTCCGAAGTCGAAACAATATCTTCCCATGCAATTAAAACTAATTTATAGGGAAATTTCTTTTTATTTAATTCTGGTAACTTTTCTTTTGACACTATTAATATCCAAACACTCTGTCTACGGGGTTATATTGGGGTTTGGGTTGTTTATACATACGACTTGCGTAACTTGTATGCATCGGTCGACTCATGCAACCATAACGTAAAGCATCATAAGCATGATCTTCTACGTTTGTATTAATATCCTCAGGATTAGTATCATCTAAAGGTAGAATCGGTAATGTCCTAATTAAATTTCTGCAAGTTGAAAAGATTCTTAAACCTGGTTCTTTTTTCTTATCATCATTTAATTTTAATCGTTTATGAATTTCTAACTTACCACTAATTCTACTTCTAGGTGTACGATCTGAAGGTCTCCATTTACATCCTGTCTGAATCATCGTTTCAGCAATACTGGGTCCTATATCTCCACGCTTTGCCCAGGTACTTGCATCCAGTACCCCATAACGAATATATTCATCTTTCTCTGCTATTAAGACTTTTCGTGCGAAAACATCTGCTGTAATCTTTTTGGTATAAAGTTCTCTATAGATCCACAAATTATTATCATAATCAATAGCAAACCAAAGAACACAAGCAGGAGAAGAATAACCCCAATCAGCAGCACGAAACCGCTGCCATCCTTTAGGTACCTCAAAGGGATCGACCAC